CGGAATCAACGGCGTCAATCTTTCAGACCGCGCGAACGCCGTCACGCTCACTTACGAAATTGAAGCGCAAGACGCAACCGTGATGGGCGGCAACCGTGCCTCAGTCGGTGGTATTCAGAACAACACGTTGGAAGTGACGTTGTATCAGGACTTCGCCGCAACGGAAGTTGAAGCAACCATTTACCCATTGGTCGGCACAACTACCACCGTGACTGTTCAACCAACAAACACCGCGACTAGTGCCAGCAATCCGTTGTACACGCTTACTGGCGCTTACCTGGCCTCGCACACGCCGATTGCGGCGAGCGATGTCGGTGCGACTTCGCCAGTCACTTTGACCTTTACGGGTGGAACCCTCGTCAAGACGACCGCCTGATAATCTCTCACAACAACTAGGAGGCACGAAGTGAAGATTCAGTTGAAAGTCAAATTCATCAACGGACAGAGCGCCGATGTTGATGCGATGTTCCCAGACTTCATCGCCTTTGAGAAAGAGCGCCGCCGTAGCGTCATCCGACTTGAAGGCGATATGCAACTCACTGACCTCGCGTGGCTGGCGTGGCATAGTGAGAAACGCCGCAACGCGACGAGTCTGAAGTTTGACCCTGAGTGGGTATCAACTGTTGAATCCGTTGAGGTTCGTGATGACCCAAAAGTGGAGACAGCAAGTTAGGCCAGAACACCGCGCATTGGCAGATTGCCGCGCTCGCGTGTGAAACAGGTATCGCGCCTCAGCATCTTCTTGATGCCGGGGATGAGATGATTCTGACGATGTACGAGTACCTCGCGTGGCGAGCAGAAAAGCAACGACGCAGGTAACTGTAAGATAGGCGAGTATGGCGTTCCAATCCTCAACGAAGTTTCAATGGGATGTCAAGGTTGATGTCGTAGGCTTGAAGGACTTGCTAGCGGATTTGCGTAAGTACGATAAGGATTTGTACAAGGAAGTCGCGACGAGCCTGAAGGATGCCGCACAACCACTCGCGACGAAGGTTGGTGCGGCCTTCCCTGCGAAGCCACCGCTTGAGTATTGGCATACGACGAAGAGCAGGAAGGGTAAGGCGCGTATGCCCGGTTATCAAGGTGACTTGGCTCGTCGTAGCGTCAAGCCGATTGTCTATTCAGGTAACAAGTTCGTCGGCAGGAATGTCGGCATCCTGCGCCTTCAGCAGATGAATGCTGGCGGTCAGGTGTTTGACGGTGCTGGTACTGCTATGGCGAACCCGGCTGGAGATAGGTTCATCAAGAATCTTGATAAGCGTTCGCGAGTGAAATCGTCAGGTGATGGGTTCCGTTCTCGTGTGATGTTCCCTGTGACGAAGAAGAATCTGCCGATGATTGAGGATGCGGTCGCGAAGGCGATTGGCGCGCAGAATGAACGCATCCGCGCAAGGCTCGTTCAGGGAAGGTTGGGTCGCTGATATGGCGTTAGGCGTAAACATTGTCTCTTCCTTTGATTCTCAAGGGATTCAGAAAGCAATCAAGGAATTCTCCAAACTTGAAACGACAGGCGAACGCGCACAGTTCGCGATAAGTAAAGCCGCGTTGCCTGCGGCGGCGGCTCTCGCCGGGCTTGCGGCGGCATCAGGATTGGCGGTGAAGGCGGCCATTGAAGACCAGCAGGAACAGGTCAAACTCGCGCAAGCGATTCAGCAGGTTACGGGCGCATCTGACGCGGCTGTGGCGGCGAACGAGGAATATCTCGCGAGCCTTCAGCGCACGACCATCTTCTCAGATAGTGAGATGCGGCCTGCGTTGGCTTCGCTCGTTCAGGCGACAGGTGACTTGGGTACTGCTCAAGAGACTTTGCGCCTCGCGATGGACATCAGTACGGCGACAGGTACGCCTCTCGTTGCGGTAACTGACGCGCTCGGCAAAGCCTTCAACGGCAATATGAAGGCTCTTCAATCGTTGTCTCCGACACTACGCGACAACATCAAAGAAGGGCAGAACCTTGAGCAGGTATTCAGCGAACTGAACAACACCTTCGGTGGCGCTACTGCGGCGGCGACGAACACGGCCGCAGGACAAATGACGCTCTTGCGTAATCAAATTGGTGAACTCGTTGAGAGTTTCGGTATGGCTTTGTTGCCTATCGTTCAGAGCATTACCCCGTTGTTCGCATCTCTTGCGAACTTCGCGGAAGAGAACCGTACCGCGTTCCTCGTGATGGCTGGCGCTGTCGCCGCGTTGTCAGCGGCAATCCTTGTCGCGAATACTGTTATCAAGTTGAACGCGACTTATCAGGCGTTGATGAAGATTGAAACCGTCAAGAACAGCACCGCGCTACAAGGTGCGGCGGTAGCGGCGCGAGGTTTCGCTTCCGCGTTGGCTGGTATCGCGGTAGGTGAAATCGTTGTGACCGTGTTGAACAACATCACCGGGGCGGCGCGGAATCAGAAGAAAGCGTTTGAAGATACGGCTATCGCGGTGAATAACTACAAGCAAGGTTCGGGTTCCGCGACGGATGCGTGGCTTCAGTTCTCTGGCGCTGTAAAGAACGAGGTCGGCAGGATGCGTGGACCTCTTGAACAGTTCAAGGAAGCGGCAAGTTTCAAGCAGTTCGGTAAGGAGTTTGAGATTGGCGCTGGTGGCTTGTTCGGGAATCTGACGGCCGATATTGAAGATGTGGACAGAGTGTTCCAAGGATTCCTTGATACGAATGTTGAGACTGCGGCAGGCATCGTAGATGCGATGAAGGCGCAGTTGGCTCAGACTGACCCAAGCACTCGCGCGTACTCGGATTTGGCGGCGATGATTGCGCGCTATGAGGCGATGGTCATTCGTGCGCGAGCCGCGACTGCGGCGCAAACTGGTGCGTTGGCGGCACAGAATAGTCAGTTGGCGAATACGCGAACCCTGATTCAACTCGTGAATGAGGCGCAACTTCGTTCAACTCTTGGCGTCTATGACGATATGCGTATGCGTAACGCAAATCGTGAAACAATGACGAAGTTCAATGGCGCGGTATCGTCAGGCGCGAAAGAGGTCGTGACTGCTCAACAGAAGTTGAGTGCGTACACATCGGCCTTGCGCGGCAACTATGACGCTCAGCGTTCGCTCACTTCTGCCACGAACAGTCGTATCGCGGCTGAGGCCGCAGTCGGCAAGGCTGTGGACAACACACGCCGGGCGCAGGAATACTTCAATAAGGTTGTGAAGGGATTCCCGAAGGACAGTAAGGAAGCCATCGCCGCGACTCGTGATTATGCGAACGCGCAACGCAGATTGCGTGACGCGCAGATTAGTCAGCGTGATGCTGTTGATGAGGTGACTCAGGCTGAGAAGAAACTGCGTGACCTACGCGCAATCAAGGCCGACCCTGAGAGCGTGGCTGACGCTGAACGCGGATTGGAGAAGGCGAAGTATTCTGTTGAGGAAGCGAACTTCTCAGTCATTGACGCGGAGAAAGCGCTCGCCGAACTGCGTCTGAATCCTGAGGCTTCACCGATTGAGATTCGCCGGGCTGAGATTCGCTTGGCTGAAGCGAAACTCGGTGTGACCGAAGCCGTGAACGCGGTCAAGGATGCGGAAGCGGCACTCGCGCGAGAAATCAATCGTAAAGCAACTGCTGAAGAAATCGCTGAGGCTGAAAAAGATGTTATGCGCGCGAAAATGGAAGTTCTTGATGCGACGGAACAAGTCAAAGATGCGACGATTGAAGAGGCCGCCGCTCAAGCGTTTATGAATCAGGTGTTGAATGGTGCGACCGAAGGAACGGATGCTTATCGTGACGCTCTCACGGCACTCAATGAGGCGAAGGATGATGAGGCTGAGGCTCGCCTGCGTGTCGCTGACGCAATCTTGAAAGAGGCCGAAGCGCAAATCGCGTTGCGTGAAGCCACCGAGAAACTCAATGAAGTCAGAGCACAAACCCCGGCCAACATCGCTAATCGCGCGAGCGCCGCATTGGCAGGTATCTCAACAGATAACCCGGCGCTCGGCGCGTTGAATGCCATCAACGGCGGAACAGCGCCCACTACGGTCATTAACAACAACATCAACGCAGGAATGGGAACGGATGGCGCTACCGTCGCACGCGAAATCATTGATGTCTTGAAGTCCTATGAACGCGCGAACGGCTATGTGCCAATCGTTACCGAGTATCAAGTAGCGGTCTGATGGCGACAGTCCTGCCTTGGGGCGAGACGGTCACCGTCTTGATGGAACTCGGATTCCCTGTCAATGTGTTCACGCTGGACAGCGCCGCTGACGGTGTTCTTGATGACGACTGCCTAGATGGAACCCTGCTTGGTGACGATGTCTCCGCCTACGCGAAGCAGATATCCATCAACCGAGGCCGCCAAGACCAACTCGCCAACTTCTCGGCAGGTAGTTGCTCTATCACGCTGTTGAATAACGACCGTCGCTTTGACCCGACGAATGAAGATTCACCGTATTGGGATGTTCTGACCGGGCGTAGCGGTGTGACTCCGCGCCGCAAGGTGACCGTGAAACTCGGCGCTGAAACTCTGTTCGTAGGCCGAATCACCGATATTGACCTCTCCTACGCGACAGGTAAATCAACGGATATCTCGGATGTGGTAATCGGTGCGGCTGATGACTTCGTGCTGTTGGCGAACACATTCACTCAGCAAGACCGTATTCCCACGCAAGAACTATCAGGTGCGAGGTTGAACTACCTATTGAGTCTGCCTGAAATCGCCTACGCCGGGGCAACTGACATTGATACGGGAACCGCAACCCTCGGCAACTATGAACTCGCAACGAACACGAACGCGCTTACTTACGCGCAAGCCATCGCGACCGCCGAACAAGGGTTCTTCTTCGTGGCGCGTGACGGAACCCTCACCTTCACCGACCGTACCTCGGCCGCGTTCGCGACATCCGCAGGCACATTCACCGACAATGACGGAACAGGCATCAAGTATCAGAACTTGAGCATCCTCTACGGTCAAGAGTTCCTCTACAACAAGATTGTCGCAACTCGGCAGAACGGCACTAGCCAAATCGCTAACGATGCTGGTAGCCAGACGGAGTTCGGTATCAGCACCTTGAGCCTCGGTGACCTGCTGTTGGCGGATGATACGGCCGCGCAAACCCTCGCGAACGACCTACTTGACCTCTACGCGGAACCGGGTTACCGCTTTGACAATATGACCTTCCTCGTTTCAAGCCTCACTTCAGGCAACCGAACCGTAGTCAATCAATTAGAACTCGGTGACACGGTGACGGTTGAACGCAACTACCAGACAGGAACCCCGGCCACAGTCACGAAGTATCAGACCGTTGAACGCTTGACGCACCTCATCACGCCGAGTTTTCACAGGCTGGAAGTCGCGATGTCCGATGCCTATGTCCTGTTCCCATTCATCTTGAATGACCCGGTCTACGGCATTATGGATGCGGATAACGCACTCACCTAGTTGCTAGGATACGGATAACTATGGCTGGCGCTGGCGCGAAACTCTTCGTATCAGGTGATGTGCTGACTGCGGCACAGGTGAACACCTATCTGATGGACCAAGCCGTGATGCGGTTCGCTGATGAGGCCGCACGAACAGCCGCGTTCGGTGGAACCGGGGAGCCGACGCTCGCTGAAGGGATGATGTCGTACCTGATGGATACGAACTCAGTTCAGGTCTACAACGGCTCGGCGTGGGTCGCTATCGGTGGCGGCGCAGACATCCTTCAAGTTCAAGTATTCAGTTAGGAGACAATAGTGGCAACCTATTCAAAGATTGTTCTTTCGGGTTCAACCGATGGGCAAGGCATCCTCGTAGCGGCTACAGCGTCAAGCGGCACGACCGTTCACACCGCGTCAGCGACCGCAACAACTTACGACGAAATCTGGCTCTACGCGGTGAACACTTCGGCTTCCAATGTGAAACTGACGATTGAGTGGGGTACGACTACCGCACCGAACGGCAACATTGAACTCACAGTCCTGCCTGAGGCTGGCCTCGTGACGATTATCCCCGGCCTCGTCTTGAAAGGTAACGCGACACCTCTCGTCGTTCGCGCGTTCGCGGCTACCACGAATGTCGTCGTCGTTCACGGATTCGTAAATCGTATTGAGGCGTAACTGATGGCTACGGCTCGTCGGCAACTCGGATACGTCTCGTCGCAATCGGCGCAGTCTGTTCCGACAACTGCGACGCTGAGCGTCGATTATCTGCTCGTCGGCGGTGGCGGCGGTGGCGGCTTTGGTTCGGGTACGCAAGGTGGCGGTGGCGGTGCTGGTGGATTCCGTGCTATCACAGGTGACCTCATCGGCAGGGGCAACACCTACACGGTGACTGTTGGTGCGGCTGGTTCTGGCGGTGTCACAGGTTCGCGTGTTGGCAAGAACGGCACAGCATCATCTTTCATTCGTTCCGCCAATGGCGGCGGTGGCGGTGGTGGTGCTGGTAGCGCAGGTCAAGTTGGCGGTAGCGGCGGCGGTTCTTCTGGCTCGGGTGGCACGGGTTCTGGCGTTAGCGGTGAAGGAAACAACGGTGGTGGCACGACAGTTTCGGGTGGCGGCGGCGGCGCAGGCGGCGCAGGCGGCAATGGTGCTGGTGTGAACGGTGGTGCTGGCGGTGCGGCATCAACGAATGACTACACAGGTTCAACAATTTCGTACTCTGGTGGCGGCGGCGGCGGTGCGGCATCAGGTGGCACGGGTGGCACGGGTGGCACGAACGCTGGCAATGGTGGTTCTTGGGGTGGCGGTGGCGGTTTCAACGCAACAGCCAATCGTGGCGGCGGTGGCGGCGGCGGTGAAGGTAACGACACCGTTGGCGGCTCTGGCGGCTCTGGTCGTGTCGTTATTCGTGCGCTCACCACTTCGCTTGCGAACTTCACGGTGACCACGACAGGTTCACCAACGACAGGCACTAGCGGTTCCTACACCTTCTATGCGTACGATGCCACAGGCTCGTTCAGGATTGACTGATTATGCGTTCTTATCTTGGCTATGTCTCATCGCAGACAACAGACACTTTGCCTTTGATGACTTATGGTGTGGCAACAGGCGGAAGTTCATCAAGTGTGACTGTTGATGGCGTGAACTACACGCTGCTGACCTTTACATCATCATCAACACTTACTGTCTCTAAGGCTGGTTTGTTCGATGTCTGGCTGATGGGCGGCGGCGGCGGTGGCGGCACTTCATCTAACGGTCGTGGTGGCGGCGGTGGCGGCGGCGGCGGTAGAACTCAAATGACGGTCTATCTAGATGCCAATGCGACCGTGACTGTCGGTGCTGGTGGTGCGGCGCAGACGGTTGGTGGCGCAAGTTCTGTTGGTCGTTTTATCCTTGTCGGTGGCGGCTCAGGCGTGAACTGCGAAAACGGCAGATTCCAAAGAGGTTCAACAGGCGGCGGTGGCGCAGGTAACTCACCAACTACGGCGGCGACTTCGGCTCTTGGCGATACTTTTTACGGCTACGACGGGGGCAACGGCGCAGGCGGTGAGGGCGGTGGCGGTGGTGGCGGTGGTGCTGGTGGTGTTGGTAGCGCCGCAACGAATCAAAACGGTGCTAATGGCGGCGCAGGAATCCAAACGAATACTTTCACAGGCGGCTCGTCTCTTATTATCGGCGGCGGCGGCGGTGGCGGTGCTAACACAAACGCAGGCGGTAGCGG